TCTTTAAAGTTAGCAACAGTGTTAACAATGAAGATGATTACTATGTGAAATTTATTGCTGACAATGGGGTATCTGGCGTTGGTTATTGGGAAGAGACAGTTAAGCCTGATGTGAGTCTTGGGCTAACCGACTCCACAATGCCTCACCAGCTCATTAGGAATGCTAACGGTACATTCACCTTTCAACGTGCCACCTGGGAAACTAGGCTTGTGGGTGATGATATCTCCAATGAGCATCCTAGTTTTGTTGGATCTACAATCCAGCAACTGTTCTTCTACAGCAACCGTCTTGGTGCATTGACTGAGGAGAATGTCTCACTGAGTCAATCTGGAGATTACTTTAATTTCTACCATAACAGTGCCCTGACTGTTGTTGCTTCTGACCCGGTTGATATTTCTTGCTCCAGTGTACGTCCAGCCACTCTGCATGGTGTTGTGCCTGTAGCTCAGGGACTCTTGCTCTTTAGCCGTTCACAGCAGTTCTTGATGCAGAGTTCTCAGGGTGTACTTACACCAACGACAACGACCATTAAGACGATCTCTAACTATGAGATGGATGTTCTTAATGACCCTGTTGACCTGGGGACGACTGTTGCATTTATTTCCAAGACACCGTCTTATACACGGGTCTTTGAGATGCAGACTCGTGGTCAAGATGAAAGCCCAGTTGTGTTGGATATCTCCAGAGTGGTCCCTGAATGGGTTCCGTCTACTGTTGATCAAGTTGTCAGTTCACCCCAAAATAACCTTCTTTCTCTTGGCTCCACTAGTAGCCGTGACTTGTACCTATTCAGGTTCTACACCAATGGTGAGCAGAGAGAGATTCAGTCATGGTTCAAGTGGACAATGTCTGGTACGGTCATGCACCACGCGATTGATCGTGATGTCTTTTGGACTGTAACCAAACAAGCTAGCTCATACGTAGTTCAGAAGCTCTCGCTTGTTCAAAGCCCAACCTCCTCAACGTTCCTGACATCAGATGGATCAAAGGTGGACCCAAGGCTCGATCTCTGGGCAGCACCTGCGAGTGATTCGTATGTCAATACACCTGGGGACCAATACACAAAGATCTACCTACCGTTCAAGCACGACTCCAACAGAACGCTTTGTGTTGTAACTGCTAACCCTGGACAAGCCACACCAGTCTACAGCAATTCTGGGTTGGTTCTACTGCCAACTGTGCTCCAGGATGGTGGCGGTTTCTATGCCAAGGTTCCTGACATTGATCTGACTAGCGAAGATATGATCGTTGGTTACATCTACGATATGGACCTAGAGATCCCTAGGATCTACTACCGCACTGGCGACAACCTGCAACAGACTGATTACACTGCATCGTTGACTATTGCACGACTCAAGTTCATCCTTGGGCTGGGTGGTGATGTGGTCTTCAAACTTAATTCTCGTGGCAGGACAGAGTGGCAGGAAACAGAAGGTGTGCGTAATGCAGACTACTATCTCGCTAACGATATTCCGTTTGTCAATACGTCTCAATTTACTGTGCCAATCTACCAGCGATCAGACAATATAAGGCTAAGGATTTTCTCTGATTCACCATTTCCTGTTAGTTTGCTGTCAATGAAGTGGGAGGGTATTTATTCACCAAGGTTCTATACGAGGAGGTAAGTAGTGTTTGGACTAATCAGTTCACTCGCATCAAGCAGGGCTCAAAAGAAGGCCGCAAATGCCCAATTTGCCTATGATACAAGTGTCTATAATTACCAGTGGGATGAGACGCAGAGAGACTACGATTGGCGTCTTCAAGAGAACCAGGTAAATAGGCGCAATATTGAGAAGAATGCTCAATACCAAGATGCCACTGCTCAACGGCAGTATCAGTACGACCTAGCTATCCGTGACTTTGACTACGGTAACCAAGTACGTCAGTTCAATGAGTCTGAACGTATCTACGGTATGCAGCTTGGCTTCAACAATCAAGCCGCTCAGGTGGCCTATGAAGCTGAGAACCGTAGGTTTGAAGAAATCCTGACTGGTATGGCTTTTGACCAGCAAGACATGCTTGTCAAGATGCTGCAAGAAGAGGGTCAGATTCAGGCCGCAGGGGTGTCTGGAAGGTCCGCTGGTAAGGCTTTGGCGTCTGCATTGGCTGGATATGGCCGAAACCAAGCAGTGCTGGCAGAGAGCCTTGTGAGTGCCACTAAGGAGAGTGCTGTATCGAAGAGGCAGATCGCCACCGAGAAATACGGTGCTGATCTCAACGCTCAGTCCCGGCGGATGCTTACTCCGCTTAAAGCACCTGCACCGATGGCTCCTCTTAAGATGCCCCGTGCAACGCTGCTCGATCCTCGTGCTCCGGTTAAAGGACCTGCTCCGATCAAAGGGGCTACAGGGAGTTCGTTTGCATCAGCACTTAATGGCATTACAAGCGATATTGGTCTTGGCTTAAGTATTGCTGGTATCTTTTCATAAAAAATAAATGGAACAAATAAAGTATCAAGGGTACGCCCGCGAGAGAGGTTTCAACCCCATCCAGATGTCTACCGCCAGCGTTGACGCTATCGGTCAACAAGGCAATAATCTGCTACGGCAGATGAGAGATAACGCTGATGCTGAGCGTAGAAATCGGGATGCTTATCAATCTCAATTAGAACGGAATCAAGGATTAGAAGCTCAGAACCGTCAAGACAACCGTCAGTTTGAACGGGCTTCTGATCGTGCTGTGTTTGAAGGTCAAGCTCAGAATCTGAAGACTCAGGCAAATAATTACCTGATTCAGTCTGAGGATACCCAGAAAGCTTTTGTTGCTCTATCGGCCCTTTCTGGTACTATTGGTAAAATTGTTCTTGATCAAAAGAAGAAAAGGGATGAAATTGCCGAACTGGAAGGGGCCAACATTGCCTTTGAGTCCGGCATTACATTTGAGGATTACCAGCAGCTAAAGGCTGGTGAAGCGCAGATTGATGCAGCAGATACACAAGTCAACAATGTAGTCAACAAGCTAAGGGCGGCAGGCTACACTGAAGAATATATTTCTAGAATCAGAAACCTTTCTGGTCGCCAACTCTACGGAGCTAGCAAACAATGGGCAATTCAAGGCGGAGAAAACTACGGAGCTTTTCGTGCTGAAATAGCAGACAGACCATTCGATATTGGTGGTCAGCAGATTAGTTTGGCCCAAGCTGCCAACGCATCACCTGAAACTTATCAGGCTGTTAATACTCTTGTCCGCGCTGAGTATTTAAAGCGGTTCCGTGGCCTCAATCAGGCATTTGCTAACCAATACCTTTATGAAGGTATGCGTAAGCAGGAATCTCAAGAACGCCTCCTTTTTTCTGAAAAACGGGCTAAGGAGCTGGAACTTGACCGAACTCAGAAGGAGAGTAATGATCTGCTCACTGAATGGCAAGCAGGTCGTGGAGCTGGTGTCCTTAATTGGATCCAACGCATGTCTGGTGGTGATCCAAAAGAGTTGGGTGAAAAGCGACGCTCAGCAATTGGCTATCTAGTTAATGCAGCAAAGGCTGGCAAGTTCACCTCAGACGATCTGATGGAACTTGAGTCTACTCAGTTCATCCCGAATGGTGAATCTAAGCCCGTCCTCTTTGGTGAGCGTTTTGGGACTACCGACCTTCCACAACTGCGATCAGCAGTTCGTGAATACAACAACCAAGTCCGTGCTGACCGTGAGCAAGCAACTGAGGATGAAAAAGCTCAGTTTGAGCAGAGGCTCAATCAATTTGCAGCTCAACGCCCCCTTTCCAAGGATGAGGTTAGAGAGGCGATTGCCGAATGGCAAAGTCGTGGTTTTGGCTCTCCTCCGGCTTGGCTTAAGTCGATGGAGACCGCTGAAGAACTTGCTGACGAGATTGGTGACGCAATCCTCCTTCAAAAGAAGGTTGATGGGATGCTCACTATGCGTGAGCTTAATAGCGGTCGGTACTCAGCCAAGCTGCGTGATAAGTATGACGACGATGCAAAGAAGCAGGAGATGGTGCCTGCTGATGTCAAAACCAACATCTTCAATGCTGTCGATGCTGAGCTGAAAGAGTCCATAGGTCGTGTTGACAAAGGGTACAACCAGAATGGTGACTTCTTCATTGCCCAAGGTGTTGCTCGTCGAATGGTTTCGGAACGAGCATCTGCATTAATCGGTCAAGGTGTAGTACCTCAGGCTGCCTGGGATCAAGCACGAGACGACGTAATCAAGCAAATTGAAAGTGGTCGCCAGGGGAAAGGTATGTTCTCCATCCGAATGCAGCAGGATGGGAAATCGCCTGATTTGAAAAACCCAGGCTTTCAGCTTGCTGGAAAAGGTACAAGTGCTGAAGCGCAGCGCCAGCGTGCTCGCCAGATTCAAGCCAAGATTACTGCCAATCCGAAAGCACTATTCACTGAGAAGATTCTTAATGAGGAGGAGATTCTTCAACTAGAGGGGTTTAGGCAAGGAGGTGGTTCAATCCCGCCAATCATTTGGGCCCTGACAAGTCGCATTAAAAACGCCTCCCCGTTTGACATCGCTGATGCTCAAATGAAGGCATACGGCAGACCAGCTCTTCAGCGACCGCCTTCTGCTCAACTGTACGAGGGTGTGCGTCCTGAGTTCAGGCAGCTTCTGACATGGCGTCCATCCATTGACCGCACACTACGAGCTGTAGAAGGCGGTACAGGTGGTGCCAACATGAATCCCTACCAGCCTGTGCTGGACCTTATCGCCTCCAAGGAAAGTCTTTCTACTGATCCCAAACTGAATGGCTACGACGCCATGAATAAAGGTGGAGATGATGGCGGCCACACTGCGATTGGATCTGGTACGGGTACTGCGACATTTGGACGACCCCTGACTCAGATGAGTGTTGGAGAAGTTCTCAATCTTGGCCGTCAGCGCCGAATTCATGCTGCTGGTCGGTATCAATTTATCCACCCAACACTTCAAGGTTTAATCGATCGAGGCGTTGCACGTCCTGGTGAAATATTCAATGAACAGACACAAGACAAGATTGCAATTGCCTACCTGCGTGAGCGCACCGGTAAGTTCTGGTCAGGGCAAGCTTCAGCTCAAAGCTATGTTCCTGGGTTAGGTAATGCCTGGATCGGCCTGCAAAAGCTCAAGCCTGGTCAATTGGCAATAGCGATGGAGCAGGCAAAAGCCAACCTAAGTGCATCCAACATTGATGTCACACGGCTGCGTCCACAAGTCGCCTATCGCGTTGGGAATATTGGTCCCACTTCAACGGGAGCGCATCTTGATGTCAAAGATGTATCGGGAGCGTTCTTTAACCGGACTTCCCTAGATAAGTACATCTCCTTCAAAATGGCAAACGGTCTTGTTCCACTGTCTAGTGGTGTGACTGCTCCGGGAGGTGAGTTTGGAGCAAGCCGTTCTTATGGGAGGCACCTTGGATGGGACTATGCGGTTCCCGCAGGCACACCCGTTGTTTTGAAGAATGGAGCCCGCGTGATTTCTAAGAAACCTTCTGAACACGGTGATGTTCTTACTATTGCCACGCCTGATGGCCGCCGTTTCACTTTCCTACATGGTACAGCTAGCTAATGTTTACCCCTTTTTCTGAAGACAATATTCAGATTGATCAACAAGACGTATTAAACGATCGGCGTATCAATCTCCAACTTGATAATGAGCAAGCTCTTCGGAAGCAGCAGGATGAACAAGCCAAGCAACAGGCTGCCGCCGAACAGAAAGCCCTTCAACAATCCATTGATCCTAAAACAGGGCGACCTAAACCTCCACATCAAACCCTTAAACCTAAGGAGTTTGGCCTGGGTGAGAATGCTCAGGAAGCTGTTAATGCCGTAGGTGGTGGTGTCGTCGATGCTGCTAACAGCGTCATGGCCCTTCCTAAGTGGCTTGACCCTAAATTTTACGAGAAAGGTGACGACTACAAACCACCGTTCATGCAATTGGAGAAGCCCATTACCCGTACAGTGTGGGGTAACGTCCTCCGATCTGCTGTAGAGCTGATTACTCTCGGCGTGGCTACCCGTGGAGTGGCTGGTAAAACTGCTGGAGTTGTCGCTAAAGCCGGGCCTGTGGGTAAGGCTGCGGCTAAGCCGCTCAAGTTCCTCTCTGGCAACAAGACCACTGTCCAGGGCCGGTTGGCTCAGGATGCTGCTCTTGGCCTTGTGGCTGATGTTACTAGCAACCAATCCCAAGAAAGTAATGTAGCAGCAGCACTGATCAAGCTGAAACCGGAATGGAAGTCAATTCTTGCGCCAATCGCGACGAATGACGACATGTCACCGGCTCAGCGTGCTGTCTACAACATGGCTGATGGCCTTGGCATTGGTGGCGTCTTTGGTGCTGCGTTCGAGGCTGCTGGTGCTGGTGTACGTGGTGTTAAGGCGGCTCGTGCTGGGAATGTAAAGCCACTTGATCCTGACATTGCCAAGCTGGCTCAGGACCGACACCTGACTGAACTCCGTGGTCAAGAAGAGCGCGCCTATCAAGCCCTAACACAACGTGTTGAAAGGGAGGCTCGCAAGCGCGTGGAGATGGCTGCCCATAAGAGCGAGAAAGCTAAACTCTTGACTGACGAGACCTTTGCTCAATGGCAGAAGCGTGTCAATTCCACCGGAGCAAGTCCTTGGTCCAAGCTTGATGATGCACAGAAGCAAAAGCTGATGGTCGATGAGGCCAACAAGCGTGGTGTGGATTGGGGTCCTAACCGTAACTACGAGCTTCGTGCTACACGTCAGGCTGATCAAAGCACCGATGTGGCAATGGATCGCATCTCTCGTGAGGAGGTGGATCCCGATGATGCATTTGTCTATGACGGTGGAACCCCGGAGCGTGGCCAAGCGATCACTGCAGATGGTGATCCGATGGGTGCCCTGCGGGATACCGTGGTCATCAAGAAGGATCTGACTCAAGCCGAAGGTACACCACGTTCTGTTCTGACTGAAGCGCAGATTCGCCGCATGGAAGTTGGTGCCCCTGGAATGACTGTCCAGGAGGCTGAGAACCTTGCCAAGTTCTACCAAGCCGATCCTGACTTCAAGAAGATCTACGGTGCTGCAAGTGCCAAGGAGATTCAAAACGATCTGCTTGATGCTCAAATTCGTGTCAATGAGTTTCTCGATGACTCTGGGCACTATCGTGAGACTCCCGTCTCAGATGAGCAGATTGTTGATTTCCTTGGAACGTTTGGCAACCCTGAGGGTGGCCCGAAGTTTGGAGGAAACGTTGCAGAAGGTCGCGAGATCCTGAATGCTTCTCAACTGATGGCTCACGATGTCCTTGTGGGTACGTTGCTTAAGCAGGTCCGAGACGTAGCTCGTGGTGCTCAAAGCGTCTCCGATCAAATTGATATCCTTGACAAAGATAGCCTTGGTGACTTGATTTTCAGTCGGATTGCCACATTGGCACGACTGCGGAAAGAGACATCGATGCTGAATAGTTATAACCTGCGAATGATGGGTACCGGAAAGGGTAAGTCCGTTTCGGGTGGTGTCGCCAATAGTGCTGACAAAGATATCGACTTTATGACCAAGCTGACTGAGGCTTCTGATGCCGCTGCAGCCCAGGTCAACACGATTAAGCAAGCCCTTCGTGGTGATACCAATGACGCCCTTCTCAACACCTACATTGAATTTCTTGCAACTGCTGGTGACAAGATCTCCAGCTTCAAGGACCTTGAATCGTTCTTTAAGAACAAACTTCATGGATACACCGATGCTGATCACTCGCAAAAGAGTGCAGTAGTCAGTGAATTACAATCGATGATGGTTCACAGTGTTTTGTCTGGTCCTCGTACTCCGATGCGGGCATTCACTGGAACAGGGCTCTCAACCTTCATGCGACCCGTAGCCACGATCATTGGCAGTATGGGTGACTATCTCCGTGGAGATGATCAGGTAACCCGTGGAGCCTTTGCTGGCATCAGTGCTATGCAGGAGTCCATTGGTGAGGCGTGGATGTTTGCCAAGCAGCGTTGGGCTGGTCAAATCACAGGTGACACTCCTACGACCAAATCCATTGCTGACAGCATTGAGATCAATCGTGCAAGGGATCTTGAATGGGAAGCGATGGGTCAATACTTCCGTCAGTTTGGCTCCAATGGCGATAACTTCGCTTACAACAGTGCCGACTTGATTCGGAAGCTTAACCAGTTTCCACTGTTCAACTGGAGTAGCCGGGCCATGGCTGCTGGAGACCAGTTCTTCGGGCATCTACTTGCTCGTGGCCGTGTTCGTCAACTGGCGTTCAATGATGCCTATGAGACTCTCAAGCAGGCTAAAGGCGTTGTGTCTGATGCTGATGCTAAGCAGCTCACCAGGCTGTATGAGGCTAAGTTTGAACGTGAAGTGTGGTCTGCTGATGGACAGATCCAGGACACACTACTGAAACGAGCCCAAGAAGAAGTCTCTCTTACTCAGGACCTTCGTGGCTGGGCTGCGGACTTTGAGCGGTTTGCTGAGAAGGCTCCTTTTGCTAAACCATTCTTGCTCTTCACTAAGACTGCATACAACGCCCTAGAGCTGACTGCTAAGCACACCCCTTTGCTCAATAGAAAGCTTCAAGAGGTGCATGACATTAGGAATCTTGCCTGGGATGATCCCAAGATGCTGACTTACGGCATCAAGAGTCCTGAAGATCATGCTGCTATGAAGGCCCTTGTTAATGGGCGTGTTGCCCTTGGCTATGCCACTGTCATGACCGCCTCAACGTTATTTCTTAATGGAATGCTGACGGGCAATGGTCCTGCTGACAAGCAGCTCCGTGATACTTGGATTCAAATGGGCTGGCGTCCACGGTCGCTCAAGGTGGGTGATAAGTACATCAGCTACGACGCTCTTGAACCGTTTAATAGTTTTCTTTCCACTGTCGCTGATATCGGTGACGCCTCACGTGAAATGGGTGAGAAGTGGACTGAAGATATGTTTGGCCGCTTAGGTCACGTTATTGGAGCAAATGTTACCAATAAATCATTCCTTGCTGGGATTACGCAGCTTAATGACTTCATGCAGCTTAAGGGTACACGACCAGCAGGTATTCTCGCCAACATCGCAAACAACACCATTCCTTGGGGTGGTATGCGGAATGAGATTGGCAAACTATTAAGCCCTGGTATGCGCGAACTGGATAACGGCATTCAGGACTCTCTACGCAACCGAAACCTGTACGCAGAATTCCTGGCTGGTCCTGACGGGAAACTTCCTTACCGCCACGACATCCTGACGGGTGCCAGGATCAATGACTATGACTTCATGACACGTGCATTTAATGCTGTGTCTCCCTTCCAGATTAACTTGGGATCTACCCCAACCCGAGATCTTTTCTTCCGCTCAGGCATTGATGCTAAGACAACTTTCAACACTGGCCCGAACAACGAAGTTCTGACACCAGCAATGAAGTCAAGGTACCAATATCTCATTGGCAAGCAAAACCTTGAGGCTCAACTTGCTGCTGAATTTAAGAATCCACAGATGATTGAGTCAATCCTCAACATGGAGCGGGATCGCGCTGCAAGCCGTCCTTATACCGTTGACGAGACTCTGCACGGCGCAAGGATCAAAACCATCCTTGAAAATGCCAAGAAACAGGCATGGATGGAGCTGCAAGCCACAGAAGACAATGTTGCTCAACTTGTAGAAACTCAGTCTATTCGACAGCTTTCCAAGAAGGCTCGTCAGTCTGGTGATACCGAACGTGCTAACGCACTTCTTAACATGGTTAACAAGTAATGGCCGTCACTCAGAATACTTACACAGGGGACGGAACCACCGTCCTCTTTTCTTTTACCTTCCCATACTTAGATACAACTCACATCAAGGTTAGCCTTAATGGAGTTCTTACAACTGCATACACTTTAGCCAACGCCACTACTGTTCAATTCAACACGGCTCCCGTCAACGGTGCAGTGATCCGAATTTATCGGGAGACGGATGATAGCCAACTGGCTGCCACCTTCTATCCAGGTTCTGCCATCAGGTCTCAGGACCTTAATGAGAACTACACGCAAACTCTGTACGTTTCTCAGGAAGTTAATAACTATACATTGAAGGACGTTGGCAACGTCACCTTGCTGGCTAACTATACCTTCACTGGTTCCACTTCTTTAGCGAACACGACTTTCACTGGAAGTGCCAGCTTTGCACAATCACCAACTGGTCCTACTCCCGTCAATAGCAACCAATTTGCTACAAAGGGGTATGTGGATACATTTGTGAAGGATACAGGTAGCCTGACCCTTACGGCTAACTATAGCTTCACTAATCCGGTTTCTGTTGGTACGCCGACTGTTGGCACCCACGCAACAACAAAAGCGTACGTCGATGGCTTTGCGATTGGCGCAGGCAATGTTACCTCTGGATCAAAGGGTGACATCCAAGTCAGCCTAGATCTAACGACTTGGACAATTAATGCTAATGCAATTACCGCGTCAAAGATCAATGATAGTGCAGTCACTACGTCAAAGATCAACAATGCTGCGGTGACTCCTGCAAAGCTTGATCGCACATATTCGACGCCAGCATTCGTCTATTTCGCTTCTTCCTTCTGATTATGGCTTCTGGAATTCTTGGACAATCAAATCCAACAGCAACAACTAATACAACAGTCTATACCGTCCCTGCAGCAACAGCTACCCCGGGCAATGGGGAGTGGCTTGAATACGACGCATCCATCCCCGCCAACGGGGTCCTGGAGCGGACGGGGATCGTGGCGGAAGCCACAAAACAAGTCGTTGCATACGTCAGTGCAGCGACTGCTTCTGTCAACGTTTATGGGTACGAGGCTTAATCATGGGACGTTCTATTTCGACAAGTTCTAGCGGCAGCGCACTCGGGCGATTCCGTGTCGACCGACGTCTTTATCTTGTCAGTGGCTCGTACACATTTATTGTGCCCGACGCAGTTACGCAGATTCTTGGGGTTGCGATTGGTGGTGGCGGCAGTGGGGGACGTGCTGCTTCTGGTAATTATTCCAGGGGTGGCGCTGGCGGCGGCTACGCCCAAGGAATAATTGCGGTCACTCCAGGCCAGAGTATTGCCGTCACAGTTGGCAGCGGAGGAGCCTCAGTTGGAATCACTAATACACCCGGCAACGCTGGTGGAACTAGTAGCATCGGTGCGTTCTTATCAGCTACTGGTGGTGCCGGAGGGTTAGTGTCAAGCGCCTCAGCCATTCCCGGTGGCACAGGCACAACTTCCGGCGTGTCTGAGGCATTTACATCAACTGGTGGTTCATCTGGAGATAACCCCAGCTCTACGACTGGTGCCACCACTGGCGGTGGGTCCTCTGGAACGCCATTTGGCATTGGTCAAACATCAAGCAACATTGCCAGTGCCTCTGTTCAGGCTTCTGCTGGCGGCTCCTGGTGCTGCTTACCTACCAGAACACTAACTGACAACAGTGGTGGCGAAGGTGGCCATGGCACTGGTGGCTACGGATCTATGCCCACCGCAAGTAGCTCCCTTGGAGCCAGTGGTGGATCAGGTCGCGCAACGGCTGGAGGTCTTGGGGGGTATTACATCACAGGCACCACTACGACAATAGGAATGCCTGGAAATGGCTCTGGTGTTGATTGGTGGTTTCCTTGGCAAGTCGATGGCTCTGGGGCAGGAACTTGGGGTTTTATTAGTGTGCAAGGAGCAGCAGGTAATAGTGGACCAGGCGCTTCAGGGCCTGGCATCCATATAAACGGTCAAAATGGCGTTGCTGGGAACGGTGGATTTGGTGCTGGCGGTGGTAGCGCGTCTTGCTCATCAGCTAAAGCTGCTGGCGGATCTGGTGGAAACGGTGGTGGCGGTGGTGCAGCCGCATGTAATTCAGCCGTAACCAACGACGCGATTTCCGGGCGTGGTGGCCCTGGCGCTGTAATTATCTACTGGTGATCCCCATGAACTACGCACGACTTTCTACTGAGAACACGGTCATCGAAGTGTTCACGCCTCCTGAAGGCTTCACCATCGAAGATTGCTTCACTCCTCAAGTGGTGGCCATGTTTGAGTCCTGCCCCGACAACGTGGAGCAGAACTGGATCAAGCAAGCGGATGGCACCTATGTGGCCCCGACTCCGGCTCCTGAGCCCCCAACTGAAGCACCTACAGAACCCCCAGTTACTGAATAACTACAATGCTTACCTTTTTTGGTATTAAGGTCTCCATCGAGACCGTTATTTTCTTCGTCCTTTTTCTTTCTTCTGAAGTTGTCGGACAAAGCCAGCTCAAGTCCAACGGCCTTGTTCAACTCCTTTCCAACGCTGTGAGCGCACTGAAGCCTCTGCGTAAAGAAGACGACAAGATCGAACAGATCAAGAAAATCATCCAAGGCTGAGCGATGACCGTGTTGCCAGTAAGGCAATACTACGCTCAAGGGGACAGTGCAACCAGGCACGGAGATCGAATGTGCTTTAGCTCAACATGTGCTATGGCCATCAAGTATCTCCGTCCTGATGCCCTGCGTGGTAGTAATGCTGACGATGACTACTTAAAGACCGTACTTAAATACGGTGATACAACTCAATACACCGCTCACATCAAAGCTTGTCAGCAATATGGTGTTCTTGCAAGCTTTTACAAAAACGGAACAAAGGCCACCCTTCTCTCCGAACTAAGGGCTGGCTTCCCTGTAGCCACTGGCATCCTTCATCACGGACCAGTCACTGCCCCCAGCGGTGGTGGCCACTGGATGCTCCTCATTGGTGATGACGGAGTCAATGGTGTCTTCCACGATCCCTATGGGGAGCTGGACAACGTGATTGGTGGCTACGTCAAGATCGGCTCTGGTGGCAAAGATGTCCGCTATTCCTGGAAGAACTGGCTACGTCGCTGGGAAGTCGAAGGCCCCAGGACTGGCTGGTTCATGACCTTCCGCCTCGACAAACCCAGCATCGAAGTTCCTGCAAAACACGCATCCAACTCGTGGGAAGGCGTCAAAGCTGCAGCCAGAACGGCTGGTGCTAAGTACCCCGAAGTGGTTGCTGCTCAATGGGCTCTTGAGTCTGGCTGGGGTCAGCACACCTCAGGTAAGAACAATTACTTTGGCATTAAAGGCCGAACTGGTGAAGGCTCCCTTGTCCGTACCACTGAGTTCATTGCTGGTATGGAGCGCAAGGTTGATGCCTGGTTCAAGGACTACCCGTCCCTCGATGCCTGCGTCTCTGATCTTGTGACCAAGTGGTACAAGGACTACAAAGACATGAAGGGCGTCAACCGTGCCACTAACCCTGAACAATGCGCTCAGCTTCTTGTCCACGAGGGCTACGCAACTGATCCGGCTTATGCCACAAAGCTCATCAATATCATGAGATCTAAAAATGGTTGAAGCCATCATTGGAGCCGCATCGCTCGTGCTTGGCTTTGGTGGGGGAGTCTTTGCTTTACATGGACGGTCTAATTCACGTATGGATGACATCGACAAGCGCATTGATGGCGTAGAACTTCGGCTTGCTGAGAAATACGTCCCCCGCCAAGAGCTAGCCAATGCCTTGCAAAAGATGGAGGATCACATGATCCGCATCGAAAACAAACTAGATCAGATCGTACTGAGAAATGGCTCGTAAACAGAAAGCCACAGAAGACCAGTTCAACGAACTGCACCGCCTTGTCACTGAAGAATATCTTCGTCGCATTAAGTCCGGGGAAGCTACAACCCAGGACCTCAAAGCGATGTGTGACTGGCTTAAAAATAATGACATCAATGGTATTGCTGTTGATGGTTCTCCCCTTGATCAACTTGTGTCAATCCTCCCCAAGATTGATCCAGAATTAGTTCGGAGTCGTATGAATGGCACGAGATTGGAAAGCCGAGTATAAGGCCCGCGCTACTTATCTCAAAGATTACCGACGTGCTCACAAGAAAGAAGATGCAGCACGGCATCGCGCACGTCGCTCAATGGGCAACATCCCTGCTGGTCACGAAGTAGACCACAAGGATAGCAACCCCATGAATAATTCAAAGGATAACCTCCGCATTGTTCCGCGAAAGGTTAACCGTGCAAAAGGTGCTCGTAAGACTAACGCGAAGCGATGACACCTCTGTTCCCCTCACCTGATCACTATCTGCAAAACCTAATAACCATGACATCTCCTGAGGCTAAACGGCTCTGGAGAAGAGCCATCAAAGAACACTTTGGATGCTGTTGTGTGTACTGCGGAGAATCCTATGACATCGATGAACTTACCCTGGATCATGTTCGTCCCCGTTCTACTGGTGGAAGTAGTCAGACCAATAATCTTGTGCCCAGTTGTAAATCCTGCAATCAGGCGAAGGGAACACAAAACTGGATCTCGTGGATGAGATCAACCTTTGGGGAGAACCCAAATAAAGAACACCTAATTTTATCTTGGATTAAATAGTAATGGCATCTCCTAGTAACAATCGTGGCGGCAACAAGCGCCCAACTGGTGGCAAAGCTGGTGGTCGGGCTGGTAAGCCAACAAAACCGATTGCAGGCACCAGAGACAAGACGGTACGTGTTCCTGCATCATGGAATGCTCAGGTAGTAGACCCCACAAATAACCGTGGCGCAGGCCAACGACCTACCGGTGGGCAGGCAGGTGGTCGTGCTGGTAGGCCCTCAGGTTCTATTGCACGTCCTAAGCCTGCAAGCGCGAGTGTGCCACAAGCAGCAGCCGCCTCGACGGCAAAGGCTGCTGCAAAAGCTGGTCTAAAAGGCGCAGCCAGTAAAGCTCTCGTTCTACCCGCTATTGCAGCTCAGGGCGCTAATGTGGCAGGTGGCTTCAACAAACTTGCCAACCACCCGTTTGTCACCAAAAACCAAGGAAAGCCGAGTGGGGGTAATGGCGGTAGCAGTCAGGCCACTCCCCGACGCACCGGCCAAAACAGCAGCAATGTTAACTTCCAAACGACTCCTGGTGCTGGCCGCAGGGTCAATCCTAGCGCCGCCAAACCTAAGACTTCTGGTGGTGGAGGTAGCCCCACGCTTGCTTCACGGATGTATGAAACTCTATACGACACTCAAGCTTCGCGTAGCAACTACGGCCTCGACAAAGCTAAGGCTCCCGATGCACCCAAGCTTCCGCCCCCGGCACGTGCAACGTCATCCCGCGCAGCAATAAGCTCAGGATCTTCTGCCCGGATGCCGTCCTCTGTGACCCGTAGCAGCGCTCCTAAGGCACCGGCAGCTCCTGCTAAGCCCACTGAGCGTCGTGTTTCTGCTTCTACAGCTAATCGCGAATCTGGCAATTACGGGACCAGCAAGACCAACAACCCCCTCATGAAGGACATGGTTGGTCGGATGAAGGATCGTGAGGATAAAGCTCAAGCCTCCTCTGCTTCTAAGCTGACCAGCAAGTTCAACACCGAGTCCAACTTCTCCGGTGAAAAACTGGATGGATCTAAGTATCTAGATTCACTTAAAAGGAAGAAGAAGTCCTAACGTCTTCTGAGACCCCTCTGTATGCCCCTGCAGCACCCCTGTGGGGGCTTTTCCGTGTCTACCACGCCAAGCATATCTAAACCACCGTACAAGACCTTCTAGCGATGCCTCAGAAGAACAAGAAACTTGCTGACCTTCTCACCATTCGTGGTCGCACAACTACAGATCTGACAAACGATACCAACATTAATAAGCGTAGGGCCAATGCTGACTTCCTGGATGCACCTTTAAACAAGATCCCTAGGAATGTATCACCAGATATGCATAACTACTTTGAAGAGGATCGCAAACGTAATCCTCCCAAGAAGCAAAAGACTGGCTGGAAGGGCTCAGGGAAGCTCGTATGACGGATGTCCTTTCTGCACTGAAGGGCGATTTCAAGCTGTTTCTGCAAGCCTTGTGGCAACAGCTCGATCTTCCCTCCCCTACCCGTGCTCAATACGCCATTGCTGACTACCTGCAGCATGGCCCCAAACGACTACAGATCCAAGCCTTTCGTGGTGTTGGTAAGAGCTGGATCACTGGTGCCTTTGTGTTGTGGACCCTGTTCAACAACCCTGAAAAGAAGATCATGATTATCTCCGCTTCTAAAGAGCGGGCTGACAACATGTCGATCTTCCTTCAGAAGCTGATCATCGAAACCCCGTGGCTCGTCCATTTGAGGCCAAAGAGCGATGACTCCCGGTGGTCACGGATCAGCTTTGACGTGAATTGCTCCCCCCACCAAGCCCCCTCCGTCAAAAGTGTGGGTATTACGGGTCAGCTCACCGGTTCTCGTGCTGACCTGATGATTCTTGATGACATCGAAGTCCCTGGTAACTCGATGACCGAGATGATGCGGGAAAAGCTCCTTCAACTCTGTACAGAAGCTGAGTCCATCCTGACCCCAAAGAAGGACTCCCGAATCATGTACCTGGGGACACCCCAGACCACCTTCACCATTTACCGCAAGCTGGCTGAACGGAACTACCGCCCCTTTGTCTGGCCTGCCCGTTACCCCCGCTCCCTTGCCAACTACGAAGGCCTGATTGCTCCTCAACTCCAAGAGGACATCGATCAAGGTATTGAAGCCTGGGCTGTCACCGACCCTGACCGCTTTAGTGCTGATGACCTGTTGGAACGGGAAGCAGCTATGGGCCGAAGCAACTTCATGCTTCAGTTCATGCTGGATACTACCCTCAGTGACGCGGAGAAGTTCCCACTTAAGTTCTCTGACCTTGTGGTGACCTCCGTCAACCCCACCCAGGCTCCTGATGCGGTGGTCTGGTGCTCTGATCCACGAAACGTGTTGAAGGACCTCCCAACGGTGGGCTTACCGGGGGACTACTTCTATACACCCATGCAACTGCAAGGTGAATGGGGACCGTACACCGAAACCATCTGCTCCATTGACCCCTCTGGTCGGGGTACTGACGAAACAGCAGCTACCTATATCTCCCAAAGGAATGGCTTTCTCTACGTTCACGAAGTACGAGCGTATCGCGATGGTTATA